ATTAACAATCTTAAATTAGCTAATGAGCTATTGAAAGTTAAGAGACGTAAGAAAATGGAGGCTGCTCAGAAAAGCCAAGAGATGCAAATGCAAATGCAAATGCAGTCTAATATCCAATCTCAACAAGCTGCTGCTGAATCTAAGCAAGCTCAAATTCAAGCTGAATCTCAAGCTAAAATATCTGTAATCTCAGCACAAGCACAAGTAGATATGCAGAAATTAGAGCTTGAAGTACAGAAGAAAAAAGAGTTAATGCAAGTTGAATTTGATTACAATATGCAATTGAAAGGAATAGAGACTGATAATCTGAAAAGCAGAGAGAAAGCTAAGGAAGATGCTAAAGACGAACGAGTTAAGAAGCAGGCTACAGCTCAATCTAAGTTAATAGAGCAACGTCAGAACAATCTTCCTCCTGTTGATTTTGAGAGTAGTGGTAATGATGCGTTAGGTGATTTCAACCTAGAAGCCTTTGAACCAAGGTAATTTCGCAAAATTCAATTAAAAATTTATTATTAACTTTGTAACAATTAAAATTAAATTCAAATGGAAGAGGAAAAACAAGAATGGACAGTTAGAGCTGTTGACTTTGAAGAAAAGTCTGCTGCTGAGATTGAGAGAGAAGTTGTTCAGATGTATGACGAACAAGAAGAAACTCAAGATACTGAAACTATTCAAGAAGAACAACAAGAAGAAGTTCAAGAGGAAGAAATTCCAACAAACGAGATAGATGATGACATCGTTCTTTCACATATTAAGAATAAATACGGAAGAGAAGTAAATTCATTAGATGAGTTATTCCAAGAGCAACAATCTCGTGAGGAGTTACCTGAAGATGTAAATGCTTTTCTTAAGTATAAAAAAGAAACAGGTCGTTCTTTCGAGGATTTTATCAGTCTTAATAAAGACTTTGATAAAGTAGAGCCAAACAAATTATTGGCTGATTACTTGAAAGAAAAGAATCCACATTTAGATGACGAGGATATTGCATTCAAGTTAGAAGAATATGGATACGATGAAGACATTGATTCAGATAAAGAAATTAGAGCTAAGAAAATAGCTTTTAAAGAAGACCTTTCGAAAGCAAAGGAATATTTTAATAATCTTAAAGAACAATATAAAGTTCCTCTTGAGTCAAGAGATTCTTTTGTTCCACAAGATGAAAAGGAAGAATACAATGCTTACAAGGAATACAAGAAAACAGTTTCAAGTCAAAGTGAACTGCAACAACGTCAATCGGAAGTATTTGCTGAAAAGACAAGTAATCTATTTTCTGATAAATTCGAGGGCTTCGGATTTAACTTAGATGAAAATACAAACATTACTTACAAACCATCAGATGCTAAAGAATTGAAAGATAAACAAAGTAATCTAGGAGAGTTCATTAAAGGATTCTTAGATGACAATGGGTACCTTACAGATGCTGAAGCTTTTCATAAAGCTATCGCTGTAGCTAGAGAGCCTGAGAAATTTGCTAAGTTTTTCTATGAAAAAGGAAAAGCTGATCAAACTGTAGAAATTGAGAAGGACAGCAAGAATATCGATATGGTACGAAATGCTCCTAAATCTGTTCCTACTGATGGACCAAAAGTTAGAGTGTTAGATGACAATGGTGGAACTGGATTAAGATTTAGAAAACGTTAAAATTTAAAACAAAAACAAAATGGCTGGAACATTAGCAACATCACCAGGAGTAAATATCACTCCAAGTTCAGTAAAGGCAGTATTGCCTTCTAACTACATCAAGAACTTTGATTTCTTGAACCAATACTTACCAGATACTTACGAGCAAGAGTTCGAAGCATATGGTGAAAGATCTATCTCTTCTTTCTTACGTAACGTAGGAGCTGAGTCTGCATCTGCATCTGATTTGATCAAATGGACAGAGCAAGGTCGTTTACATACAAAATATACAGGAGTTACTGCTGATTCAGCTGCTGGTACTGATACTGCATTATTCTCTATCGCAGGAGCTACTAACTGTGTTTTCCGTAAACACCAAGTTGTTTTCTTGTCTGCTGAGTCTGGTACTTTATCTGCAAAAGCAATCATTTCAGGAGTTGGTACAGCTGATTCTTTAACTGATAATCAACAATTCCAAGTTAAATTCTACGAAGCTGCTGGTTCTCCATTCCAATCAGGTGATAAAGTAACTGCATTCGTTTACGGTTCTGAGTTCTCTAAAGGAGACAACGGTATGTCAGGTTCAGTTGAGTCTGAAACTAGCTTCTATGAAGTTAAACCAGTTATTATCAAAGACAAATATGTTGTTTCTGGTTCTGATATGGCTCAAATCGGATGGGTAGAAGTACAAGGAGATAATGGTACAGGTTACTTATGGTACTTGAAATCAGCTCATGATACTCGTGTTCGTTTTGACGATTACTTAGAAATGATGATGGTTGAGCACGTAGAGGCTGAAAATGGTTCTGCTGCTGAAGCTTACTTATCTACTAATACAGGTGGTGGTAATGCAGGTACAGAAGGTTTATTCGCTTCTATCGAATCAAGAGGAAATGTTTACAACGGTGGTAACCCATCTACGTTAGCTGACTTCGATACAATCGTTGCTCGTTTAGACAAACAAGGTGCTATCGCTGAAAACGCATTATTCGTTAACAGAGGATTCTCTACTGATATCGATGATATGTTAGGAAGCATTTCTACAGTTGCAGGTGCTTCTTACGGTATGTTCGACAATGATAAAAATATGTCATTGAATTTAGGTTTCGAAGGTTTCCGCAGAGGTTCTTATGATTTCTACAAAACTGACTGGAAATACTTAAATGATGCTACTTTACGTGGTGGTTTAACAGCAGGAGCAGTTAATGGGGTATTAGTACCAGCAGGAACTACTTCAGTTTACGATCAAGTAATGGGACAAACAGTTAAGAGACCATTCTTACACGTTCGTTACAGAGCTAACGAAAGAGTTAACCGTAGATTACAAACTTGGACTACAGGTTCTCAAGGAGAAGGAACAGCTACTAGCGATTTAGATGCTATGGAGTTACACTTCTTATCTGAAAGAGCTTTATGTACATTAGGAGCAAATAACTTCATGTTGTTCCAAGACTAATAAATTCTCAGAGAGTCTCATCAGTGAGGCTCTCTTCTTTTTTTAAATTAAAATTCAAATCAAAATGAAAAAAACTTTAGAGTTAAAAGACCGAGTTTATAACTTGGCAGGAAGTAAAACACCATTAGCATTATACATTGCTTCAAGACACACAAACAGAAAGTCATTATTATATTTTGACGAAACAATTGGAACAAACGGAGCAAATAGAGAGCTTCGATATGCTAAAAACCAAAAATCACCATTCGTAGATGAACAAGATGGAACAGCAATCGTTGAACCAATCATTTTTGAGGATGGTATATTAAGAGTTCCAAAAACAAACAGAGTATTACAAGAGTTCTTATACTACAGTCCTGACAACGTATCTAACGGTGGAGGTGTATTTGAAGAGTTTGATCCATCAGTAAGTGCCGCTAAGAAAGTTGCTTCATTAGACTTAGAGTTAGATGCTGCAATAAAAGCAAGAGAGCTTGACTTAAATACAATGTTAGCAGTAGGAAGAATCTATCTTAATGGAAATGTTGATAAAATGTCAACAGATGAGTTGAAGAGAGATATCAGATTATTCGCTAAAACAAATCCACAAGAGTTTTTAGATGCAGTAGAAGATCCTGATTTGAATATCAATAATATTGCTACTAGAGCATTCGCTGAAAGCTTTGTAACATTCAGGGGAGGTAAAGATGTATTCTATAATCTTTCTGACAACAAAAAGAAAATCCTTACTGTACCATTCGGTGAGAACCATATTGATAAGTTAGCTACATGGTTACACACAAACGAAGGACAGGAATTTTATAAAATATTACAAAAAGAATTTGGTGAATAAAAAATATTGATTATATTTGAACTCATCTTAGTTAATAAATTAGAGCTGGCATTAGTGTCAGCTTTTTTTATTACATTTGTACTTTATAAACAATTAAACTATTTTCGAAAATGGCTAAATTTTTGCAATTCACAATTGGAGCAGCTAATGCTCTACCAAAGGCTTTAATCTCTGCTGGAGCAGATTACTTGATTACAATGCCTTCAACTTCAACTTTAGTATTGACTGCATTAGGTGGTGTAGCTACAGCTGACGTTCTTACTATTACATTTACTACAGCTGATGCAACTTACGCATCTCACTACGCTGTTGTTGATGCTTTGGCTTTAGCTAACGGACCAAAATCTGCTCCTGATGCTATCATCATCCCTAAGTTACCATTAGTTGGAGCAACTCAACAATTAATTACATCTGTAGCTATTGCATAATCAATAAGCTAAGATATTTAGAGGCACAGCATTATTGTTGTGCCTTTTTTATTATCTTTGTAAAAAAGTAAGAAATGATTAATAGCGTTAGAAATACAGTTCTATCTATACTTAGTAAAGACGTTAGAGGATATGTAACTCCAGAAGAGTTTAACTTATTCTCTAAACAAGCACAAACAGAGATTTTCGAGCAATTGAACTTTGATTATAGCAATGCTATGAACAAACAGAATGCAGGACTTCATGGTTCTGGATACTCTGATATAGCTGAGAAAATAGCTGAAGTATTGGATCAATTTGTAGAGTCAAACATACTTCATTATAATGGCATGACTGCAAAGTTTTATATGCCAGGAGAAGATCCTGCAAATACAAACGAACCATTAGCATATAGATTAGATAGATTAATATATAATGGGATAATAGAAGTTGATAAAGTAGATAGACGTAAGATATTAAACTTAACGTCAAGTAATCTAACTACTCCAACTATGTCGTATCCTGTTTATACATTAGATACTCAAGGAATAAAGGTATATCCACCACAAATATTATCAAACGTTATTGTTGACTATTTAAGATATCCTAAAGATCCTAAATGGACATATACATCTCTAGCTAACGGTGAGGCATTATTCAATCAAGGTGCATCTGATTATCAAGACTTCGAGCTTCCACAAGCGTATGAGACAGATTTGATTATTAAGATATGCCAATATGCAGGAGTATCTATTAGAGAAGCTGAAGTTGTACAAGCAGCTAAGTCAGATGAAATACAAAGCAAACAAGAAAAAATATAAGTAGATGTCATATATAACTCCGTATCAATATTACACGAATGGTGGTACAGCTCCAACAGATTCGAATTGGGGTTCGTATCAATACGTATCATTAGCAGATGCTATAAATAACTTCACACTCATGTATGTCGGAAACGACAAACAGATTAATAACGTGAAACGTCATGAGATTATATTCCATATCAAACAAGCTATAAAGAAACTTAGCTATGATGCATTAAGAAGTATCAAGAGTTTAGAGCTTGAGGTAGGAGATAACTTAAAGTTTATCCTTCCATCAGACTATGTGAACTACGTTCGTATATCTATTAACGTTAATGGGATATTAAGACCGCTAGTTGAGAATAGACAAACAAATACAGCAACTAGATATTTACAGGATGCATCTCAGAACATTCTTTTCGATATCAATAACGAATTACAAGTTATCGATTCTGATTTAGATACATATAGATTGACTCTTTATACAGGAGCAGGACAATACAACGGATGTTACGGATACTGTATTGATGACAATTGGTACTTCGGTTACCAAGTTGGAGCTAGATTTGGAGCAAGTCCAGACGAGATGTCAGGAGCACCGACATTCAGAGTTAACAATGGAGTGATTGACTTCTCTTCAGGAGTAGCGAATCAAGTTGTTGTTCTTGAGTACATATCTGATGGTATGGCGAATGGAGTGGATACAGATATTCAGATACATAAATTTGCAGAAGAGTTTATCTACCGATATGTAAAATGGGCTTTACTTAATCAAAAAAGAGGGGTTACTATTTACGATAGAAATCAAGCTAAGAAAGAATATACTGCTGAATTTAGCAATACTA